CGCCAGCGCCCCAAGCGTCAGCTTCCCCACATGGCGCTGACCATCCAGCCAGATCGCCACTTCCCCCGCCCAAGGGTTCGCCATCACAGTGCCGTAAAGGTCAAAGCCCCGGCCGAGGCCATGGTCAGATCATACGTCGCCTCGCCATTGTGGCTGCCCGCATATTCAACCGCAGTAATCATGAATGCTCCCTCGACCACACCAAAGCTGGGGATAATCACCTGAAAATCCGGCACTTCCCCGTCAAAGAATATCTGCCGCGCGCGTTCATCAGTCCCCGCATCGCGAAACACCCCCGAGCCAGAGATCGACGCCGATTTCACACCCGCACCCGCCAGCAGTTCCCGCCAACCGCCCTGCGATTCCAGCGATGTCACATCCACCGTTTCCGCGTTGAAGCTGATCCGCGTGGCACGCAGCCCCGCGATTGTCTCGAACAAACCGTCGCCGGTCATATCCAGCTTGATCAACAAATCTTTGCCGCTTTGCACTGCCATCATCTCTCTCCGTTATCCAAACCGGCCCGAAAGCCCCGATCAGTCTTCGACCCGCGCCCGGAAGGTCAGATCAATCCGTCGCACCGCACCCGCGTCACGCCGCTTCGCCACCGCCTTGACAAACCGCAAGCCCACAAGACGCCCCCGTGCCAGCACGAGCGCCGCATCCACCAACGCATCGGAAATCACGCCCCCCAGCACCTTGGCCGCCTGGAACCCCTCGGCATCCGAAATCACACTGACGGTGAACCGATGCTCCGCACCACCCCCGGTTTTATCGGACTGGTCGACCACATCTTCGGGCCCGATCAGCACATAGGTGCCGGTGCCGCCGCCCGCAGGCACCGCGTCATGCAACGCAACGCCCGCCATCCCCGCCGTGCCCACCAGCCGCTGATAAACCGCCGCCTGCAAAGCCGCCGCCACGCCATAGCTCATACCGGTCCCTCCTCACGCGCAAAGCAGGTCAGATATTGCCCCGCAGCATCCCGTTCCGTCACCGCCAGCACTGCGAACAGGCGCGCGCCGTCGCGAAACCGCTGCCCCGGCACAGGCCGCGACGGCGCGCCAAACGGCGCCCCCCGCACCGTGATCCGGTAGGGCACCGAGGCCAACGTCACATCCTCCCCCGCCGCATCCCGCCCCGACCCCGCTACCACCTCGGCCCACAGCGTGCCCAAAACCGTCCAGGTCTCCGCAAAGCCGCCAGCCCCGTCCGCCACCCGCTGCGTCCCTTCCAGCACCAACGCCCGCGAAAGTTCGGTCATGCCGCACCCCCGCCCAGCACCCGCACCGTGCGCCAGCGTTCAATCAGCGTGACCACGCCAAACGGCAGCCCCGACGCACGCAGGCCCGCCTCGTGCCGCCGCTCGTAAAACTCTGCCGCAAGCAGCAGCACTGCCTGCGCCAGATCGGCAGGCACCGCAGCCCAAGCCACACCAAAGCCCGCGTCAAACACCACCTCCACCCGCCCGTCCGACGGCACCAAAGGCAGCATCGCCCCCGACGCCATCAGCTTCGGGCGGTGTGTATCGCGCACCAAACGGTAACGCGCAGGATCCACGGCCACCGCCGCGCCCAGTTCATCCACCAACGTCACCGACACGACGGCAGACACCGGAGCCACCGGCAACGCCTGTTCGCCCCCCCGCCGCCAATCCTCCAACGTCAACAAAAACCGCCGCGAGATCAGCATCTTGCCAATCCGCCCTTCAATCGCCGCCATCGCAGCACGCAGGTAACCCACGATCAGCTCGTCCTGCATCCCGTCATCGGCAAACCCGGTGCCCAGGCGCAGATGGTCCTTCAGCGCCTGCACCGGCAAAGCCGCCTGCGGCACGCTCGTCTGCTCGATCAACATCATGATATCTCTCCGGAAATCCCTGCTGAAAATTCATGGGCGCGCACCCGCATCGCTCGGACGGAGGGGAGCAGCTAGACGACACGAGAGCCGAAGCCCCGGCACGCGCCCATGTGCCCGGCGTTACCGCCGGGCCATCGCGCTGCCCGTCAGGACACCGCGATTTTCAGCAGCTTGATCGCCGCATAATCGGATACATCGCCACCCACGCGCTTTGTTGCGTAGAACAGCACATGCGGCTTGGCGCTGAACGGGTCGCGCAGCACGCGCAGATCAGGGCGTTCCGCAATGGTGTAGCCGCTGACGAAATCGCCGAACGCAATCGCATAGGCGTTGGCCGCAATATCGGGCATATCCTCGCAGATCAGCACCGGATAGCCCATCAGCCGCGCCGGTTCCGCCGCTGCTAGCCCGTCCGACCACATGAAGCGGCCGTCGGCATCCTTCATCTTGCGCACCGCGCCTGCGGTCTTGGAATTCATCACGAAGGTCGCATTGGCGCGGTAGGGTGCACCAAGCGCATAGACCAGATTGATGATGCAATCGACCGCATTGGTCGTTGCGAAATCCGCCGCAGCACCTGTTGGCACATAGCCGATGCTTCCCCAGGTCCACGACGCATTCGCCACCTTCGCGGGCAGCAAGAAGCCTTTGGGCTTGTCGACGCCATCGCCGTTCACGAACGCCGCCGATTCCGCGCGGATGAACCGCGTGGCAATCTTGCCCGCAAGCCAGCCCTCGACATCAAAGGCGCTGTCGTCCAACAAACGCTGGCTGGCCTTCGGCATGGCGGAAAGTTCATGCAGACGGATCGAAATCCGTTCGATCGTCGGCGTCGAAGTCTCGACCTGCGCCGCCAGTTCCGTGGCCCATCCCGACCCTACCTCGGTCCGGTCAACCAGCACATCAAACGATGTGCTTTCCACATTCACCACATTGGCAATCGCACGGATCGACGATGTGGCCAGCAGCAGCGACTGAATGGTTTCCGACGTTTTCGGATCCACCAGATAACCGCCGTCCGCTGCCACAGCGGTGGACATGGCCTTGCCTTCCAGCACCAGCCCGCGCAAGCCGTCATCATCGCCCGACCGCAGATAGGCGTTGAACGCCTTCTTGTGCGGCACCTCCACCTCGGCATTCAAGGAAAGTGCGGGGCGCCCGTAAGTCATTGTTTTCCGGTCCAGCATGGTCAAACGTTCTTCCTGTTGTTGCAACGCAGATTTAACTTCGCTCTGAAAGCCGTTGAACTCTTTCAGAAATCCCTCCATGGCCTTTTTCACTTCCGCACCCGGATGCAGGCCACGGGGCAAATCTCCCCCAGCCCGAGCCTTTGTCTCGGTCATCATGTCTTTCCCTCAGGTTGGTCGTGAAATGGCCGCTCAGGTCTCGGCCAGCCTCCGGCGTGCATCCTCAAAGATCATCGCCAGATCGCGCCAGTTCCACTCGGGTTCATCACCCTTCGCAGAGACCCGCGCTTCGGGAAGCATCGGAAAGGTCACAAGCGACACCTCCCAAAGCTCCAGCTCGGCAAGCAGGCGCTGCCCCTTGCCATCGCGTTCCGCCCGCAGCGTGCGATAGCCGATGGACAGCCCGTCAATCGCGCCCGCCGCCAGCAGGGCCACCGCCTCGCGGCCCCGCTCCACCTCCGTCAGGATGCGGCCCTTGACGTAAAGCCCCGTCGCATCCTCGCGCACCGCGTCCCACACGCCAATCGGCTGCGCCGGATCGTGCTGCCACAGCATCTTGACCCGTCGCCCGCTGTCCGTCAGCCGCTTCAGACTGGCGGCATAGGCGCCCGCCTGCACCACATCCCCCCCCTGATCGCGCTTGCCGAACAGACTGGCATAGCCTTCGACATTGCAGCCGTCCGTCACCACGATGCCCGCATCGGGCCGGTGGAACTTGCGCTCTGGTGCGCCGAAATTCATCATCATCCCATCACCTCATCGCCGCCCTCAGCAAAGCCTCCGCGCCCTGCGTCAGCAGGAACGCGGCGACCCCGTAGACCCCCAGCCAGATGCGCTTTTCCAACCGCTCCAGCGTACCTTCAATCTGGCCCAGCCGGTATTCCAGCCCGACCCAACGTTCATTGGCCACACGCTCGTTCGCCTCGATCCGTGCGGCAGCAACGTCGAAACTGTCGTAAAGAAACCGCGACCCCGGCTCTGGACGGCCGCTCATTCCTCCTCCGCGATCCGCGGCAGCCCCAAAAGCGCGCGCTTCTCGGCCACGGTCAGGAAATCCGCCGCCCCCACCCGCGCCCATTGCTGATCCCGCTCCACCGCCAGCGCGGGCACCTGATCCAGATCGGGGCGCAGCTCCACCGCCTCACCGCTGAAACCTGAAATCCAGTGCGAGATTGCCGCCGTCACCTTCGCGACCAAAGGCAACACGGTCAGACGGTAAAACGCCCGGTTCGCCTCCTGATAATTGGCGTAGGTCGCATCTCCAGGTATCCCCATCAGCATCGGCGGCACACCGAAGGCGATGGCAATTTCCCGCGCTGCCGACTCCTTGGTCTTCTGAAACTCCATGTCGGAAGGCGAGAACCCCATTGGTTTCCAGTCGAGTCCCCCTTCCAGCAGCATTGGCCGCCCGGCATTGCGCGCGCCTTGATGGTTGGCCTCGATCTCGCTGACCAGCCGATCATACTGATCGGGCGACAACGACGATTGCCCATCCGCCCCCTTGTAAACAATCGCGCCACTTGGCCGCGCGGCATTGTCCAACAGCGCCTTGGACCAACGTGATGCTGCCACATGCACATCAATCGCCACCGCCGCCGCTTGCAACGGTGAAAAACCATAGTGGTCGTCCTGCGGATGGAACGTCTTGATATGACAAATGGGCGCCACGCCGCCGGTCATGTCAAAACGATGCTTTCGTCCTCCAACGGCATAATCATAGGCCACCGGCCATCCATCCGCCCCCGGCACCAAAGCCATCCTGTCCGACCGCAGCACATGCAATTCGCCCGGCACGGCACCACTGCCCGGCACAGCCTCCAGATATGCGTTGCCCGACAACAGCAATTGCGCATAAACCGCCTCGAACAAATCCGCCCGCCCCTGCACCGGGTTCGGGCGGCGGATCAGATCCAGCACAGGATGCACGTCATAGCGCCGCTCTGCATCCTGCAACACGAGGGGCAGCGCCGCTGCCGCCTCGGCAATCAGCTTGACAACACGGAAGCCAATCGGATTGCCTTGAAACCCGGTCTTGGTCAAAGACACCACGTCACGCGGGCTCCACGCCACCCGGCCCGAGCCTTGCCATGCAATCACCGGCCCCGTCGCCGACGCCTTCACCTCCGGCACCGCTTTTTCAGCGCGCCGCAGAAAATCGAACACCATTCTGGGAAACTCCTTGTCTGTCCGGGGCCTGCGCCCCCAAAGGCCACGGCGATCGCCGCAACGCTTTCGTTTTCATCTTGGCGTAAATATCCGCGCCGCGGGACTCCGCCCTTAGCCACGGGAGCCGCCTTCGGGGGCATCGAGCCCCTCTCAGCCGGCACTATCGTGGAACACCCCTCGATGGCGTATGGCTCATTGGCGTCGAAGCCTCCGGCGGGGATATTTAGAAACAGAGAATGCAGGAAGCATGGCGCTCACTCATCCCGTGGCGGCGCCGCAGGAAGGGGCTCAATGCACCCGAGGGCGGCTACGCCCGTCAACGGCCTGTTGACGTATCAGGCTTGAACGAACCCGCTGACTCAGGACTGGCGTAGCTCCTGGCTGGAATGGCCCCCTGACGGGAAGGTTTGGTTGCTGAGACCAACTCTGATCAGGAGACCATCCCGTGGCTGACGCCACGATAGAGGTGAGCCCTCTACGCCGCCGCATGATTGACGACGTGAGCCTTCGCAACCCGTCGCCAGCTACACGGCGATCCTATATTCACGCCGTAAGCAAGTTGAGCCGATATTTCGGCCGTTCACCAGATCGGCCGGGTCAGGAAGATGTGCACGCCTTCCAGGTTCATCTGGTTTCGCAGGGCATTTTCTGGCCGGCGCTGAACCAAACGATGTGTGCGTTGCGGTTCTTTTACGGGGTGACGCTGGATCGTGCCGAGATCGTAGGGCGGATCGTCTATGCCCGGACGCCACTCAAACTGCCGACGATCCTGCGTGCGGACGAGGTCGTGCGCTTCCTTGAAGCGGTGCCGCCGGCCTTCGCGCTCGGCAGCGGTGAGCCTCAAGGCCGCGGATCTCGACAGTGACCGAATGCTGAGCCAGGTCCGTCACGGCAAGGGGGCCAAGGACCGCACTGTCATGTTGTCACCGCAGTTGCCCGGGATATGCGCATCTACCGGCGTCTCGCGCGCCCGCAGGAATGGCTGTTTCCGGGGGCGCGACGACAAGCCGATCGACGTTCGGGTCTCCACGCGGCCTGCCGTTCTGCGGCCAAGGCGGCGGGGCTGATCAATCGACACAGAGCTTTGCACAAGCTGCTACCTCATCGAGAATTTATTATTCAACTTCAAAGAGTTAAAGCGCATTGCCGACAAAATCGGTACCTCCTTCACCGCCAATGATCTGCGCCGTCGCCGCCCTCATCAACTCACATTGAATCTTAACAGACCCTAGAGCGTCCGCACGCCCGGCCTGCGCCACGTCAGCGCGGGTTCGATCATCAGATCGGTCAGCGCCCAGACCAAGGCGTCCACCCGGTCGGGTGAACCCTTGCCCTCATACCCCAGCGCGGTCATGCGGCACATCTGGTCTTCCAGCGCGCCAAGCCCTCGAAGATGTTTCACCCGCCCCTGTTCGTACAGGGCGGCCACAGGTTCAGCGCGGGCAATTTTGCCGCGCGCCGCCCGTACGGCGCGGTAGGACACAAGCGGGTCGATCTGGCGGATCACCGATTCCACCAGATCACCACCCTGATTGACCTCGGCCACCAACCGTTCGGCCCCGTGCCGATCCATCGCCGCCAAAGCCGCCCTTGCCCATTGGTCGGGTGACGCGGCGGTGACAGTGGCATCCTCCAGCACCACCGCCCGCCATTCCTGCGGCGGGCCGTCGGTGACAGCACCGACCACCACAATCCCACATTCATCCGACCCGGCGTGTCCCGTCACCGGCGGATCAACCGCCACCACGATCCGGCTCATCTGCGGCGCATGGTCAAGCCGCGCTGCCTCCAGCCGCGCCGTTGTCCACAGCGCGCCTTCGGCATCCTCCAGCAGCATCCCGTCCAGTTCCTGCCGCCCCAGCCGGGTTCCGGCATAGCGCGCCTTCACCTCCTCCAGGAATGAGGCCGCGAGATAGGCGCGGTTGGCATCGGTCGGCGCGTGGGTCACGACAGTTGAAGGGTTCTTCAATATCCCCTTCAGCACCCCCACATTGCGCGGTGTGGTCGTGACCACCTGCCGGGGGTGCTCGCCCAGCCGCAATGCGAATTGCAGCATATCCCACGCCTCCTCCGCCCGCTTCCACTTTGCCAACTCGTCGACCCAGGCCGCATCGAACTGCGGCCCGCGCAAACTTTCCGGCTCATGTGCCGAGAACACCTGCGCCACCGCCCCATTGGGCCAGACGAGGCGCTTGCGCCCCGCCTCCCATTCCGGGCGCCGATCGGGGGGCGAGCAGGCCAGAAGCCCGCTATCGCCAAACACCATCACCTCGCGCACCTGCTCGATGGTTTCCCCCACAAGCGCGACCCGCCTTGACCGGCCTGGATCAAGGGGTCGCGCGCCCTCCACTTCGGCGCGCACCCATTCTGCCCCGGCCCGCGTCTTGCCTGCACCGCGCCCCCCCATGATCACCCAGCTTTTCCAGGCGCCTTCGGGGGGCAACTGATGTGGCAGCGCCCAGAATTCGAACATCCACGGCAGCGCCAGAAGCGCGTTGTCATCCAGCCCCCCGATAAACTCATCCACCACCTGCGGCGTCGCGGAGGCGAGCCAGCCTGCGCCCGATCTCATCCCTTGCGGCGTCGAAGTCGAGCGCGTAATCGTGGACGACCCCGGCAACGTGTTTGCGGAGTTTTTCAACCCTGGTCCTTTCATCCATCACCATCTGGAACGCCAACTTAAGGTCTTTCACCGCCTGCACGGCGGCTTTGACCTCATCGAACTGCCCATCACGAAGCTTGTCCTTCGCGCGGATCAGTTCCTCGGCAATATCCCGATACAGTTCCTCTGTTGCCGCCAACAGATCTACTGGCGGCTCTTCCCCGGCGGAGAATTTGATTGTCAT